CCTGAAACACCATTAGGGCATGGAGACTCTTTCTTTTCGATAGCAATGGCTTTACTTGCCTGTTATGAACAAGAAACTTCTTCTACAACATTGATTGGTGACATGAATGATTTCACTCCGAAACGGGATGAAAAATCACTTGAACCCAGGTTTGATGAGGGGTATAATAGTGAAACTAATGAAGAAGCATGTCCCGATTGTGGAAGCAAGAATGCTTGGATACCAGCGAATTCGTTATGTTTAACTTGTTATGCTGGTTCTCTTTCGTTAACAAGAACTTCTAATTCAGGGAAACCTGATGAAGATATGACGAATTTCCCCCTCTAATTAGATTACCCGTATTATATTTTTGAGGTTTATACAATGGAGAATTTGGTATTGTCCTATACATCCCCCGTAACTTCCAATGGAATGCAGATTTTACAGAGCCGTTATTTTCTAAAGAATGCAGACGGTTCTTTGAAAGAAAATACACCAGATGACTTGTTTACACGAGTTGCATTTTCTGTTTCTAAGGCAGAAGAGGATTCTGAGTATTGGGGGAATCGATATAATGATGAATTATTGATGCCCCTTATTTTTCTCCCAAATTCTCCAGTGTTAATGAACATGGGAACTGGTGCTGGTACAGGTAGTGCTTGTTATGTCGTGAATCTTGAGGACAGTATGAGTAGCATCATGCAAACTGCCTATGATGCTGCCATGATAGAAAAATATGGTGGGGGGATAGGCTTTTCTCTTTCCGATATTAGACCTAAAGGATTCCCTATAACTACTACTCATGGGAAAGCATGTGGCCCTGTTGCTGTTTTGCGTATGCTCTCTGAGGTAGGTACGATGATTACGCAGGGTGGAAAAAGGGATGGCGCACATATGGGAGTGTTAGAGGTATACTCCCCTGACATTGAAGAGTTCATTGGTTGCAAAACTACTGAGGGCAAAATCCATAATTTCAATATCTCTGTAGGTGTAGATAAGAATTTTATGGATGCTGTTAAGGAAGATGAATATACTCACCTGACTTGGCCTATGTGTCGGGAAAGGCACCCTATAAAGACTTCTGAAAATGGCATGGGTCAAGTGATGGATTGGGATACGTGCGGTAGGATTGAGGGAAAGTTGATTCGTGCTAGAGAGTTGTTCTCTAAAATCATTCATGGAGCATGGTTGAACGGAGAGCCGGGTATGATTTGGCTTGACCGTATGAATGACGATAACACAACTCCAGCATTAGGAACTATTAAGGCTACTAATCCATGTGGGGAACAACCTCTCTTATCGTCTGAATCTTGTAATTTAGGAAGTATAGATATTTCTAAATTAGTGAAAGACGGGAATTTTGATTTTGAGCATTATATAGAGGTCATTCGTTTAGCTATTAGATTTTTAGATAATGTCATTGATGTAAATATCCACCCAACTCATGATACTACTGAGATGAATAAGAAAACCCGAAAAATAGGTTTGGGTGTCATGGGATTTGCCGATATGTTAATTAAATTGGGTGTCCCTTATGATAGTGACGAATCTGTTGATTGGGCTATGAGATTAGGAACTATTTTAGCTGAAGAGTCTGATAATGCATCGTGTCTTTTAGGGGAAGCTAAGGGGGATTTTCCTGCGTTTGATGAAAGCCCATTGAATGTTAAGAATGGTGGGTCTTGGGAACATATGCGTAATGCATGGCGTAGGTCGATTGCACCTACTGGAACTATTTCCATGATTGCAAATTGTTCGTCTGGAATCGAACCACTATTTGATTTGGCATTTAAAAAACATAATATGTCTGCTGCTCTTGAGGGAGTCGAACTTTATTATATCCATGAGGATTTGAAGAATCTTGTTGCTCCTTTATTTAATACTAATGGTAATAGCCTAGAGAAATATATTTCTGAGGGGCATGATGTTAAAGACTTGCTTTCTGATACTCAGGAACGAAGCCTGTTTGTTACATCTGGTGATATTGATTATCAATGGCATATTCGTATTCAAGCGATGTGGCAGAACTATATAGATTCGGGTGTAAGCAAAACTATTAATCTTCCAAATAGTGCTACAGAGCAAGATGTTTGGGATGCCTACATGATGGCTAGTGATTTGAGTTGTAAGGGCATCACTGTTTATCGTGCTGGTAGTCGAGAACGAGAAGTTTTAGTTTCTTCCACTAGTGATAATGGGGATTCTACTAGTAGTTCTGTATTGGTTCGACCTGAATCGGTGCAAGGAGTGACTTCTAGGATTACCACTGGTCATGGAAAGTTGTTTATAACATTGAATTCTAATAATGGCAGTCCGTTTGAAGTATTTTCTCAGATAGGAAAATCAGGTCAATGTGATGCAGCTTATTTAGAAGCTATTTCACGGCTTGTTTCTCTATGCTTGAGGAATAACATTATGCCTGAGACAATTTATCAGCAATTAAATGGTATTGTTTGTTGTCCTGTATGGAGTGAGGGTACACAAGTATACTCTGTTCCTGATGCTATTGCATTGGGACTGAAAACTCATTTTATCGATAGTCATGATGGTGTTTCTAGTTCTAGTAATAGTAAATTTGGGTCTGGTGGAGTATGTCCAGAATGTGGGAGTATTACCTCCTATCAAGAGGGTTGTGTTACATGTACTTCTTGTGGGTGGTCTAAATGTAGCTAGTTTTTTAACTGTATGTTAGAATATCTAATTATAGAATTAAGGATAGGTAAGTAGAGATGTTAGGAAGTTCGTTGCGTCAATTTGAGAAACAGTATATTTGTTCTAGAGATGATAAAGGTACTTGGAGAATTGTAGACCTTTGGCATAAAGAATTAGAGGGTGTGAATCTAGAGGATGATATTCCTGATGACCATCCAGCTATTAAGATTGTAACTGAAGGCGAATTTCTTGAGTTGATAAATGAGTCTAAAAGATTGGGAATGATGCAAAAACTAGAAGAATCAGGTGATTTTTCTATTTCCGCAGATGCATATGATTCAGTTTGTGCAGAACGTGATAATCTTCAAATGACATTAGAGGAATATACCAGCAATACTACGGGTACTAAGGTTGTGGTAGGAGTAGCTATTGAAGGGTCAGAATCGTTTCAACTTGCTAATAAAAAATTGGATACTTTGTTAAAATTGTCGAGTCTTGGAACGTTAAATGAAGATTTAACAAAGGCGGTTTTATTGTTGGGTGGAAACAGTGAATTAAATTCTGGTGACGAACAATAATGTGGATTATATAAATGAAAATAACAGACCTTCTTCCTGAACTACCGGGTGTTTTACAATATCAGAAAAAATTAAGTGACCTTTCTAATATTGTTGATTTGATGAAGTCTTCCCCTGATGGTAGCCCCGATAAATATCGTGTTCCTACTCTTGGATTAGACCATGTTGTAAATCAATGGGTGCGTCAGCAGATGGCGTACAGAATGAATCTAGTTCAAGATTTGTTTACCATTGCGATGACGGTTGAAGAGATTCGTGGGCCTATCAATCATATTATTGGTGAGGTTTTTAGGCGGGGTGTTCAGTGGAAGCCCAAATTTGCTGCTAAGTGTGAGGCTTGTCAGATAGAATTCCAAGACTATTTACAAGTATGTTCATCTTGTCAGGGGGAAGTTAAAGAGCCTGATTTTAGTCAAAGAACTGACCTTGAGAAATTTATGTCGGACTCTAATATCTTTGACCAATCTCTTGAAGAGATTTTACGTCAGTTCTGGTTTGATGTAAATGCGATTGATATTGGATGGCTGTATATATCCAAGGAATATATAGAGGATGGGCCAGTTGATGTTAGGTCTAAGCCTCTTGAAATACGTAGAATTCATCCATCTCTGATTGAGTATGATTTAGATACTCATGGACTTCCTAAAAATTCTCATTGGGTTTGTTTTATTCATAGGGAACAAATTTATACTGAGGCTGGGGAGTGTGATGACTGTGATAGAACGTTAGTTCCTACTATGTATAAAATGTATCGGTATGGTGGTCAAGCAAATAGTACACAAGCAAATAGTCTTGCTAGTGAAGGTCAAAACGTAACTTTTCTCTTGGACTCTGAAATCATTGCGTGTAGAAAATTCTATACGGATGAATTGTATGGTTGGAGTCCAATCATGACTATACTAGACAAAGCATTGACTTTGGTTGGTATGGATAAGAATCTGTATCGTTATTTCTGGGAACGTAATATGCCAGCATCGATGATAATGGTATTTACAGATGACCCAGAATCAATGCGCCGTGAGCGAGAACATATCGCTGCAAGGATGCGCCAAGACCCTAATTATATTCCAATGGTTGCTGTCTCATCCCGAAATAACAGGGGTAGAGTTGAGATGGTTAGGTTGTTCCATACTTTGCAAGAGATGGATTATCTTCCAGTTCGTAATGAAATACGAGAGAGGATAGCTTCTCTTTGGGGTGTAACTCCCGCATGGCAAGGTTCTCCAGAAGCATATGGTGGACTTAGCTCCAATACTCAGCAATTGGCTGTGATGTCCCGTGTTGTGGAACATGACCAAAGATTATTAGAGCATAAAGTTTTTCCAAATATTCTTGAGGCTTTTGGTGTTACTGATTGGGTCTTTGAGCTTCCTTCACCTGAAGAGAAGGCTGAAGCCACTAAGATTTCCTTTGCTCAACAGAGAGCCAGTGTTGCTAATATGTTGTTCCAGATGGGGTTTGATGTGAAAACTCGTTCTTCTGGAGTTAGTGTTGATGACATCGATTTCTTGATTTCTGGTGAAGCTAAAGCTCCTGACCAAATGGGCGGTATGGGTGGCATGATGGGCGGTATGGGTGGTGGTGGAGGTGGAATGGAAGGCATGATGGGTGGTGGTGAGATGGGTGGTGGAGAAGCCCCACCAGAGCAAGGTGGTGGAGGTGCTGGCCCACCAACTCCCACATTAGATTCCCTTGGTTTATCTTTAATGAAAAAATCTACTGGGACATGGTATGAACAACTGTTAAATAAAGGCTATTTTTCTCCCATCATAAAATCTGTCAGTGACGATGGTAGAACTGTACTAT